TGCTGCTCCATCTGCATCTTGATGAGTGCAGGGTCTTGCTGGCCAACCTCTTGCTGCTGCTTGATGGCTGCCTCGTACTCATCCTTGCTGCGCAGCACCTTGGCATTATCGATGTGCATGGACTGCAGCAGGGTCTTCATCGCCTCGTATGGGTTGAACATCGGCGCGAAGTTGGGGTTCTGGCTGTACTTGTCCAGGATCTGGGTCAGCTGGGCGGTCTGGATCTCCTTGACCAGCAGCGCACTGGTGCCGCGGGCCTGCACCTCGAAGTCGCCCTTGATGGCCCCATCTTCGCTGAACTGCATGTTCCAGTTGTAGAAGCGGCGGATCATCGGCTTGGTGATATTGTCGTCGTACTCCTTCACCTGCTGGCGGCGCACGGCGTTGGCCGCGTTCATCAGCATCGACATGCCGCCCAGCGTGGGCGTCACCTGCCCCTGCTCCCCCTGGCTGATCATCGGCACCCCGGCCTCCCGGTCGAGCAGCGAGAGCGCCAGCTGGAGGATATTGGCCATGTCGCTCTGGCGGCTGTCGAAGTGGAACACCCCGAACGCCTTTTGCACCTCGGCCCATTGCACATTCGAATCCATTTCCCACACCTTGAAGGGAGTGGCTTCCCAGTTGCCATCGCTCGGTGTGATGAGTCGCTTGTTCACCACTACCTGCGGCCCGACCGTCTTGGCGGCATTGTCCAGCATCGCCCGCCAGGCAGAGTTGATGATCCGCTGAGGGTGGCGCATCAGGTACGGCATGGAAAGGCCGAAGATGCTCCCCTCGTCCGGCTCGCAGACGTAGACGGAATAGGGCCACTCCAAGGTATCCATCGGGTTGATGGTCACTTTCAGGATCACATCACCCGAGAAGATGATGACACCATCGAACTCGCGCCCATCCAGCCCACTGATATCGACCCCAGCCACCGCCAGCAGCTCGATAGGAACCGGGCCGTGATAGGTCCACACCTCATAGCGGGAGTCCTGACTGGTGGGGTTGAGCCCGCACAGGTAGCGGATCTGGTCAACGAACTCGGCATAGCGGGTGCGGGTGGTTGACGGGTCTTGCGCCAGCAGCTTCTCGATCTGCTCTGGGATAAAGCCTATATCGGTCAGATTGAGCAGCTTGCGCAGCTCCTTCTTGGTCATGTACTCCCGCTCGTAGACGAATTCACAGTCGGCGAAGCGGGTGGCGCTCATGTCTGGCACGAAGTCCCACGGCAGCACGCAGCGCGCCCCCGGCTTGAGATCCTTCGCAATCTCGACCGCCCAAGAGCCATCCTCACCGGGCAGCCACGCCTGCTTGATGGCGCTCTCCACGATCGGCCCCTTGATGATCCCGGTACCAATCTTGGCGGCATAGTGCAGCATCCGGCGCGACTCGGCGTTGTAGTCGCAGGCGATCAGCTGATCATCAATGGTCTTTTCCATCGCAGTGGCAGCGGCTTGGGCAGCGGCAAGGATCTGCGATGCAGCCTGGGCATCACTGGTCGGCTGCTGCTCGCCATTGGCACCGGTCATCATCTGCTTGGCCAGCAGGGACAGCTTCGGATCTGGCGATGGCGCAATGCCGTAGTTCTTGTCATCGACCGGGAACAGCATATCCCCCATCTGGGCCGCCCATGCGTCGGTCTTCTCGCGGGTGATGTTGACGAAGGCTTGCGACTTCTTGGCAATCTCCAGCTCCTTGACGAACTCCGGCTCGTACTCGCCACGGTACTGACGCAGGTCATCCAGCCAGCGTTGCTCGACAAGACTACGCTGCTGCAGCTGGTTATCGAGATCGCGAAAGCGACTGGCGCCGAAGATATCAAGGGGCGAAAGCTGCTCCACCGCCTCGCCAGGCAGTGTAATTTCGGTCGGGTTGTTCATGGGGTCAGTATCCTGTTACAGAGTCGGCGGCGCGCTGCGCTGCCCTGGTGGCGTTGCTGGTGATGGTCTGCTTGCGGTCCCGCTCCGGCATAGCGCCCAAGCACAGGTACTGGGATGCGTCAGCAGGGTGGGAATACTGGTTCTTGTCTGGCTGCTCGGTGTACTTGGTGGCTCCTGCCACGTTGAGCTGCTTGTACTGGTATCCGGTCTCGTAGGCTTTGATGATGACCCGGCAGTGCGGGCTGATAAGCAGTGCTGGCTGGCCCTTGCCAACAAGGCGAGACATCCACCACCGAACCCCCTCAAGGCGCGCCATCAGGTTGTTGGTGTGAGCAGGCTCTGCTGGCATCCCCTTGTTGCTCAGCACCTCAAAGCAGGTGGTCTCATCCGCCTGACTGCGCCCCACCCCTGCCGGATCCCCCCAGATGGTGAACTCCATGTTGGCGTAACGGCTGGTCAGCAGTGGCGACAACTGCTCATCAATGAAACGCTCGATCCCCATGCCAGTGGCCACCACCTCATCCAGAATGCGCAACTGCCCGAAGGCGGTGATCTGGCCGATGATGGCTGCCGGGGTAAGACCGAAGTCCATGCCGATGACGATGGGCAGCGACTTGATGGGTCCGAGCTTGTCCTTGGCAACGTGCAGATCCCGGTTGAAGTGGTCGATAAAGACCGGCTTGCCGGTGGCCACAGTGGCGAAGCGGTTGCAGATACACGAGCGCACCCAGTTCAGGGTCTTGCCGCCCAGCTGGTCAAACCAAGCGTCATACCCCTTCTTGTTGTTCTTGACGTTCTCGGCCTTGGGATTTGCCACGAATCTGCGCCCCAGGTAGTCACGGAAGTAGCCTGCATCGATAAGGGCCTGCAGGTCTGGCGAGATGGGCGCCCCGGGAGATACCTCTACCAGCGCCCCAGGCTGCTCGTAGAAGCTCCAGCCGACCGGCTTGAGGGAGTTGCCGTCGTCATCCTGCTCGAATTCGAATTTGTGCCACCAGTGGTCCTCGTCCGGACTGTTGGTGTCCATGATAAGGCCACACCACGTCGGGCCGCCGTCCTTGCCGGATGGGTAGCGAGCTTGCACCGCCCGGGATGCCGCCTCGTTGACAATGTTCAGATCGAGGAACTGCGCCTCGTTAATCCAGACGCCGGTCATCTCTAACGACAGCATCTTGCGGATGTCCTTGGGCCTGTCCATCGACAGAAAGAAGAACTCCGCCTCGATGGTGGTCCTGCCGTCCGGGTGCGGGATCCGCATCATGCCGACGATAGGGGCGTCGAACTTGATGGGGCACACCTCTTCGGGGATCCAGTCCTGAAAGGTCTTGATGACCGTGGCCTTGAGTTCGCCATAGGTGTTACGGATGCAGACCCAGCGAGTCTTGCGCACACCGTCGGCGTTGGGCTCCTGATTGATGGACACATCCAGCATGAACATCACACACCCCACCGACTTACCGGAGCCGACTGGCCCGCGCACAGCGGCGATCATGGGTCGATCCCGGTGGATAGCCTCAAAGGTTGGGCTCGGTGCGTAGGTGATGGTCCTAATCTCCATCGCCTTCCCCGCCCTTGTTCATAAAGCCCAGGTTCCACAGCACCTGAACGCCGCTATTCTTGCCTTTGCGCAGCAGCTCGTACTCGATGCGAGCCTTGTCGGTCAGTGCCTTGTCCTTTTCGGACTGAACCCGCTTGTGGTTGGTGCTCTCGACGATGTACGGGATCTCGACGATGGTTTTCTCTAGCTGCACGATGCGGCCGAGCACGTTATCCATCGCCCGGGTGGTGGAGTTGTAGAGCTTGTAGAGAGACATCCGCTGTTCAATGTCCAGCTCGTCCTCTGGCAGCTCCAGATCCTTGGCGATGCGGCCGAGCGTCAGCACCCCGTTACGGAACCCGCAGCGCATGGCGACCAGCTCGTCGGAGAGGTTGGCCTTCACCGCATCCTCGATCACCTCATCGGGAAAGAACTTGGCGTAGACCCCATGCCGCTGGGCGGGCTGGGCCACTTTGGTGGTGCGCGGCTTGTCGGTTTTCTTGCGGTGGTTGCGCTCCGGGTCGAGCGCATCAGTCACCTTGCCGGTCGTGCGGCGCGGTGGCCGCTTGGCTGGCGGCTTCTTGTCTTTGTTATCGGTCATGGTTATCTGGTACAGCGCTCCAGTGCGTCGATGTAATCGAGCAGGCGAGCCGTAGACTCACCAGAAAGAGAAACCCCGCCATC